CAATAATCATAGTGTGAACGTTTAGATTGGCAACTCCAGAAGGTGTTAACGTTCTTGGTAATATTGCTGTATAGTTTTCTGGTATAACGTGAGTTGGTAGTAGTTTAGTTCCAGCTGGATGCGCAACATCTAAAATAGTTTTTGCATAATGATCATAACTTTCTTCCGACACAAGTTCATATGAGAAGTTATGATATCTTTCGCTATCTTGAAGTCTCTTGTCTGAACTTGGGAATCCATCAGTGTTTAGATAGAATCCATCATATCGAATCAATCCATTTAAGAACTCAGCGTTTGCTTTCGCTTTTCCATTTCCATATGTTCTTGGATATGCATATCCATTTATCGTTGTTGATTCGAGATTTATTCCTGTTGTATGAACATTTATAAATGCTCCAGTTAAATTTGCTCGAGCCAATCTAAGTGGATTGTTTGCAACGTTTGGTGTTCCAGAATAATTAAACACACGAATAATCGTATTTGAAGAGAGCTGCTGATCAACTGTTGCTCTAAATGTCGCATTTGCCAGATCAGTTCCCTGATAGACAACATCGTTCTCAGTTACGGCAAGCACATTTAAGGTGTTGCTATTTGATGATAGTTTTAGATCATAAATCTTTAATGAAACGTTTGGTGTGCCAATATATCCTGCACCACGACTTGACAAATTGAAATCAATAATTTCTCCGAGAGTTGTTGCAGTTGCAGTTATATCTTCACCATCTCCGAGCAGATAGGCTTTTAGATTTGCTCCAGATCCACCAGTTGAACTTACTGTTACGACTGGTGCTTTCGGATATCCTTCGCCTCGATTTGAAATTGTTATTCCAGTTATGATTCCACCACCACCAACGGTTGCAACCGTTGCAGCAGCACCAACTCCAGATTCACTGAAGATTAATGTTTCTCCTGGAACGTAACCACTGCCTCCATTTAAAATTTCAACGTTGGCTAAAATTCCCATTCCAAGAATTCCAGGGCGATTATCAATTCTTAAAGTTTTTGTTAGAATACTTCCAGATGTAACATCCGTCTCAAACTTTCTGTTTAGGTATGCAGTTTTCGTTGCACCATCATAATCTGTGATAGTTCTAAATTGAGTTCCAAGTTTTAATCTTCTTCCATTATACCAATCATTTTGTGTAGATGCACCAGAGAACGCAAGAACAACTGTTGCAGCATCTGGATCATAGTTATTAACTTGTCCAGGATTAAGTGTTTGATAACCCTCTGAAGAATAATCACTCTCATAAAGAGAAACAACATTCAATGTTGCTGGTGGTTCAGATCCAAAGTTAGATCCGCCAGAAACAATTCTTACAGTAAGAATTGGGTTCACATTCATTTGTTCAAATGACATTGCATTATAAAGGAATGTGTCTAGTCCAGATGTAATCTGAAGAACACTGGTTTCATCAGGAGCAACTGTGAGTGTTGAATTTGCATTTAATTTCTTATCAGTTGCAGGATTTGTAAAAGCAGAAGTCACAGTCAAATGATAATTATTTGTAACTGTTGCGATTGTTCGAATCTCGCCATTGACCTCAATTGTTTTTCCTGCAGTGAGATAAGTGTAAAAACCTTCTGTGCCTTCTGTAAAGAATGTTACATTTGGATGAGATGTATTGCCAACAACATCAATACCAGAAACATTCACAGTTCCAATTAATGAGGTATTTGCATTTAAATTTACAACAGAATTTGCTCCAGTAAAATCTGAAATTACTGCAGCATTAATCTTAGATCCAGATCCATTTGATCCAGTTCCAGATATAATACGAATGATACATGAATTATAATGATCGTTTGTTGCTATGATTTCTGAGAAATTTGCAATGTTTATCGCAGTTTGAGTATTTCCAGTAGATGCTGCATTAAATGTCACTTCTGGGAAAGTGTTTGATAGATCAAAGTGAGTGTTGTTAATCGAACTATTTGCCAAATAGATGATGGCATCTAATCCAAGACTTACTGTAACATTTGATGTTGTATCAATTGATGATACGATTAGATTTGCAGCAGAACCATCTCCAGTTCCATCTGCTTCTCCAGTCAAAGGATTTGTTGTAATAACATCAATGTATGAATTTGGATTTGCTCTAAATCCATATCCTTTTCTTACTATAGTTGTTGAGTCAATACTTGCAGTTGTCACGGTTTTAACTGTTGCGACTGCCTTTTGTTTTGATGGACCTGTTAGATCTGGATCTAATCCACCATTAAGTACAACTGGATCTCCAACTTTATACCTTCTTCCTCTTCTTCGAGGATTGATTTTAATGTTAGATAGACTTCCAATAATGGTATGAGAGAATGTAAGTGTTACTGTTCCGCTCACATAATCAACTTCTAATTCTTCTCCATTGACGAATGGACGAGTAACACCAGAAACATATGCTTCATATATGGCTGCGCCTGAAGAAAGGTCTCTTGTATAGTAAACTCGCTCAATAACACAAGTCGATCTAGATACTGACCCAATTCCTTTTCTTCCGCGCAATAACGACAAATCAATTGTTGAATTTTCAGGAGCAATTAATCTAAATGCTTGTGGCAATACCCACTTACCATCAGATGCTCTAAGAATTCTAAGTTTTGGGAAAAATATTTCTATGTCTTTATCATAAAGAACATGAAACAAGAATTTAAATGAATCAGATGTGCCTTTCTTGGCATAAAAATCTCTAGATGCTTTTATAATTCTCTCAGTGCTTAATTCTGATTCTTCTGGAAATGATGGGAGAATTTTCTCGCGAAAATACTTTAACAGGCTTTCTCTTGTTAAATCAATTTCATGATTGTTTTGAAAATTCTTTATTTCATAAACTGGGTTTCCAGGCTGCTCAAGAAACTCATAATATTTCTCCAGGAATTCAACGAATACTGGATAATCTGAGCGAATGAACTCAGGCAGTTGTGCATTAACAAGTGTTGATATTCTATTCAGACTTGACATATCAGCTTACTTTTTGTACGTCGATTGTAACTTGTGCTTGGTTATCAACATCTAATGTTATAATTGTATTTCTTGCAGAACTAAACAATGTGTTCTTTGGTGTTGCGAAGAACTTGATCGTTTTAAATGTATCTCTAACATCAATTGGTAAGAATTGAGTTAGTGTGATTGTTCCATTTATATAATCGATGACACCAGCAGTAGAGGAATATACAACTTTAATGTTGTTATTATCAAAGTAATATGATCGCAATTTACCAGTTGTATTTTCAATGATTGGTCTTAATAATACATTTGGAATTAAATTGTCATCTTCGTCGTATGCTTTGATCGCTGCTGTTGCATAATCAGAGCCAGTATTATCAATATTCACTGCAGTGATTTTTCCATTCGTGACGACTGCACTTACTCTTGCACCAACGCCGTCACCCTCAACAACGAGTCTAGGTGTTGAGGTAATATTTGCTCCTGTAAGAACAACTTGAACTGCCGAGATACCTGTTGATGATAGTGGAACTTCTTCGAAGAAGAATTCACGCAACACGCCTTCATTATCATATGCAGTATATGCTGGGCTAGAAGTAATTCTGTCTGGACCTGTTGATCGCTTTAATTCTGTGTAGAATTTAATCACATAATTTCTAGAAACACCAAGAACAGGAATCAATCGTTTTTCAATCTTAACATCAATATTATTACTTAACACTGATGGGTGAGCCATATCAACTTCATGCATAAGTCTTGAGATCTTAAAGAATGAATTGAATTGATCAAGATATGTGTTTGCATAATTATTTACTTTATTTCTAATCAGTGTTGATATTTCACCTGGTGTTAATGATGTGGCAGTAGGATCGTATGTTGCTTTAATATTTAAATTTAAATAGTTAAAATCAGGATCAACAAATTCTGGAGTTACTGTTAAAATACTAATTGGATCAACGACTGTATTGATAATATATTCTTTTTCTGTTCTTGAGATTTGATAACCAGCAGAAGGTTTTGCTGATATGAATACTTTACCGTATACAGGTGGAATATTTTCTTCCCCACCCCAAACATTGACTGCTTCGAATGCTGGATATCTATCCTGAATGAGTGCAATATAATCATTCTTAGTTACAGCACGATTTCTACTTGCAAATGTTTTTGGTGCGAGTGCTTTAATTGTTTCTATAGATTCGATTCCACTACCGCCAGAAGCAACTTGCTCAATAGTAACTGTTCCTTGAGTCAATCCAGAGATAGGATCTAATAATTTAAAAGATGTTGCTTTATTTGCAGCTGCCCCACTACTTACAACATAACTGATTACAACCATATTACCGTCAGATAGTTTTTGACCTAATATGTCATCGCCAAAATATATTTTATAATTTCCATTTGTAATTTCATCTAAGAAATATACTTTGCTTGTTTGAGTTACTTCAGTTGCATCTGTTGCAAGTGTAAAGGTTTGTTGAGTTAGATCTAATGATGAGGTCTGAACAATCACCTCTAGTGTTGATGTGTCAATATTTTTATCTAATAGTTTGAATTCTTGAAGTGGATTTAATTGCTCGTTGTAGACAAATACTTGTGAAACAGGAGTTCCCTCATAAATGCTTACGTCATTAAAAGTAAATGCATTTGCAGATTTTGAGACTGTCTTCTCATCTAATGTAACAAAAGTATAATTTACTCCATCAATTGATGATGAAGCAAATTTGGTAAACTTCGGAAGTGTTAAAGAAGTCAATGAAGAAATGCTTGGATTATTAGTTAATGTAAAGGCTAGATCTATCGATGCTCGAGCACTTCTAACTGAACTTGGAGTATATCCGAGCATTTTCGCATGAGAAACGACAGAATCTCTAAGAGCTGCAGTATCAAGGAATGATTCATTTGCAACCATGTTCATGTAGAATGACAAATAGTGCGTATTGTATGCGAGAAGGTCGATCAATTGAGATAGTGTTGACCCTTCGAAGTCATAATCTGCAAATGTTGTTTGCGATCTCAAGAAGTTCTTGAGGCTAGTCTTAATCGCAAAAAAATCTGGCTCAGATATTACTAGTTTACTTTCTACATTTGCCATTTTATCTTAACCTTTGCAGAAACAATGCTGTTGTTATTGGTCTTATTGAATTGAGTAGATAAAAACGAATTGTTACATCAAATCCATCAGCTGAGAAATTGGGAACTACATCCACAACATCAAGTTTAACTCTCGGCTCATAGTTAGAGATGCAGGTCATAATTTCTTGTTTTATATTTAATGCAGTCATATCGTCTAGTGGTTCGAAGAGCTGCGACAATACATCTCCTCCAAATCTTGGGGTAAATCTTCTTTCTCCGAAGTTGGTCATAACGATATTTCTAACTGCACCGATAACTGCGTATTCGTTAGTCTTTAACGCAACGTCCTTTGTGACTGGATGTTTTGTGAAATTTAGATCTAAATCTGAATATACACGTGCAGTTCTTGCCATTTATTGTTCCTCTATCCGTTATTTAGGTCTTCGAAGGACGAAGAATAGCAGAAATTGAACTCCCGCCACTTCCGACAACAGAAACATCGCCAATACGACCATCGCTGATACCTTTAGATGCAGCTGGTGGCTGAGATCCACCAACAAATGATAAGACTCCATCTTTATTTTCATAAACGAAATTGGCGTGATCATTAGTCCATAAAACAACATCACCAGGTTTGGCTTCCGCTGGAGAAACACGCATGAAACGATAATCCTCTAAACGAATTTCAAGGTCTTTCGGGTGTGGTGTTTGCACATATCTGTATCCATTTTGTTTTAGTCCATAGTTTACAAACGCCATTGACCATGGAGTTTGGTCGCTCAATGTCCAGTATTCTCTTGTAAACCCTAAATTCGACCATAGATCTATAATGTTTGGATTAGATGGCTGTATTCTTCTCGAAATTTCAACACCTGTTTCTCTCCAATATCCATTATCTGCCAGCATTAATTGCTTATCAAGCCATGCCTTAATATCTGCACTATCATTAATAATAATTAAACTTTCTCCGACAATATCATCAAAAATGATATCAGAACCAGACTTTGGAGCTGGAGCGATAAATCGTTTTACATTACTGAATGCAGATGCATATGCTTCTATGTTTGCATAATATTTTCGTAAGGATGCGTTATTCTCTTCATTTATCGAATCTCTAAGTCTTACAATTCGATCAGATTCGAGATATTTTTGCGCATTAGTTGGTGTTCCTTTCTTGACAGGATTGCTTAAATGTGATCGTTTTTGTTTTGTATCACCAGCAGCTCCATTTAAAATTTCATGAACTAACAATTCAGCAGTAGTTAAATCAATGTTAAATGAATTAGAAATATCAATTATAATCTTATCTTTACGAACGCCAAGTTCAACAATATCAACATATGGTTTCTCAATGTAAAACATATCAGTTATTTTCTTCGCGCTGAGTGCTGTATTACTATTTTGAGATGGTCCAGGAATTAATGCTGATGTTGCGCCAGTACCAGCGACTGTTAGCACATGCGAGTCTCCATTCGAGTCAGAACCAGTGGCTGTCATATTTGTTGAGCCAGCATTAAGTGTTCCGTAAACATCAACCGTTGATCCAGTTATTCTTGATGAACTTCCCTTTAGGTGCAACAAGCCAGAGGAACTAAAGTATCCAGTTCCATTTGCATTAATAGATGCATTTTGCGAGGATTCCATCATAATTCCATTAGATTTATGATGTGCTGTTTCGATTGATATAAAGTATTGATTTGCATTGGAATGCAGAGTAAATGTATTACTTGTTGAGATATTAGATGTGTTCGAATTAATTAATAACTTGTCTTTGATTGTAATATATTGATTGTTGGCAGCGATTGTTGATACGTTTGCAATATCGAAATTTAATGTGTTTGCCTTTAAATTAAATGCTTCAGAAATAGAAACATTCATGCTTCCGCTTACTTTCGTCTCAAGATTATTCTCTACTTGAAGATAACAATCGCCAACAACTTTAATATTTGCATTAGATTCTAAAACTACGTTCACTCGACCAGCAACATAAAGATGATCATCGCTCATTACAATCTTATAATTGTTTTTTACGATTTTTTCTATCTTGGTTCCGCTTGGATAAAATTCTATAAAACTTCCAGCTCTGTGTGCTAAATGGACACGCTCGACTCCTGGCGTATCATCCATCTCAAATGAATGTCCAGATTCTGTTTCTCTTGCTTTATTATATGGATATTCAGCTGCATAAGCAGGCGATGGTTCAGACCATGATTCTCCGTTTGCACCAATTGCTATGATTGATGACTTTTCTTTAAACTGCTGTATAAGAGTTTTTTCTTCTAGTGTTGCAAAGTCATTTATAGATGATTTGTTAATATCCTCAGGTGCGGGATATTTGATTGATTTCGCATCAGTTTCTGATGATAGATCTGACTCTAATACTCTGATTCCAATACCAGCGCCCGCAGCGTTAATTGGTGTTTGCGTTGATGTTGCATCTAGTGTTGCAAGTAATGATTTTGGTATAGACTTGAATAAATTTGCAGCAACGTGAGAAAGTGTATCTTCGCTTCGTAGATATTTCCCTGATTCGGATCTAATTAATTCTGCTCCAATCAATTGAGTTGCTTTTACAAAATCACCAGAGGTAATTGCAGATCGAACTCCAGATTTTTCAAAGTCTGTTTCAGTTCCAAGATGATATGAATGTAATGCAAGACCAGACTGCTGCGCAATGTTTAGAGAGTCCCAAGTACCACCACCGATAGAATTTTTTGCTCTGTCAATTGCAATTCTAACATCAATTTCGACTAATATTTTTGCTTGAGATGCTGTTAATGTTGTGCCTGAGCCGTTTAATCCAGAGATTTGCACACTTTCAATACTTTGATGTGCATGTCTTACATGAGATGAGTGTGATAATGAAACAAATCCTTGTTTTAGTTCTTGTTCAGTAAACCTATGATTATATCCAATATAATATTGAGTTGGATTAACTAATGACTGTCTTGCTGTTAATGAGACTGGAACATGCAATTTAACTTGATCAAGAACAATATCAACAATTCCGATCCCATCATTGATGATGTTTCCACTCAAAACTACAGACGGGTTTCCTGTAATAGATTCAGGATAATCGATGGCTACTGGTTTTTTCGGGGAACTTCTTATTTTAGCAGGATTTCTTACGTCACCAAATCCTCTTGTTTCTGGAGAACTTTGTTTGTTTAACCCTGGAAGAACACCAAGTATTGCTGGCGCTTGACAGAATGATCCATCTAGAAAAAATCCAACAACGTATTCTCCTTCTCTTGGAGCAGAAAATGTATCGTTGTTATTGACAGAATAAACAGGAATTGCCCAAGGAAGATCTTCTGTTGGAATTGAACTCAAATCATCAGTATGAATTCCGAAAATTCTAACTCGACATCGACCAACCTTCTCTGGGTCGTTGCGATCTTCAACCACACCAACCCACCACTGAAATCCATCTTGTCCAATAAAATTCTTTCTAAGTTTCATGAGTTGATCACCAAATTCCAACCAGAGTTAAATGGTGGAGTATAATTTAAATTTATTCCTACTGAATCTTTGCAGAGCTGCAAATGGCAGTAATATTTATCGTCAAGGATTCTATGTCTTAATCCAGTAATTAAATAATTTCCTGACATCAATGGATCAAATACAATATTTTGTTCATTTGTTTGAGCATCTGGTTTAGGAACTCTGACATTTAAAATGTCACCAACGGACATGGAACTGTCTCCTGGTAAATCAACATGCAATTTTGTACTGTTCAACATTGCTAATCTTGCAGCTCTGACCAACAACCACTTTGATGTTAAATTGTCTTGAAACTTCGGAAACATTCTTACATACGCAGATGCTTGATTGAGAGAATTGCCCAATCTGTTTTTCGCAAGATTATATGGTAAAAATTTGTTTAACATTTTAAATGTAGCACCATCAACTCCAAATTGCTCATATTCAGCTGTGCGATTTAAAACATCGAGTTTTAATAACTCTGATGCATATGCGCCGTTGTTAATGTTATCAAGAACATCAAATACTTGTTTATATTCCATCTCATCTAAGATATCTTGTTTTAATCCGATTGATTCTCGTGGATCATTATTTTTAGGCGCATAGGTTATTGTCTTTTTATATGGGCTTGAACATAAAGTCGTTAGCGATTTGAAATTAAATCCATTTATATTTTCATAGAAATAAAATCCAGGAGATAGATCAGCTCGACTTAAAGCAAAAGATGAAATCCAGTTGATTGCCTCAAATGGTTTTAAATTTGGTACGATCAGTGGATTACTTTCTGTATTCAATAATAAACTTGTTTCTTCAATGCTTGCATCATTTAATTTTTCTTTTGGAATTTTAAGAAATCCATTTGCAATTATTCGTACAATGTCAGATAGTTTAGTTT